TGAAACAAAGGAAATAAAAAATGTCTCAAATATTTTGTCTTCTGTTGGTTTTATTGTGCTAATAGCATATTCTTTTATACTGTTTAGTTTAAAGAACCTAGCTACTTCACTTGAATTAAGTATATGTTCTACTCTTGTTGTTCTGTTGATTACTTTAAATTGTGTTTTCACTTTTATATATATTGATTAATAATAGCAAAGATACAAAAGTTTTGAGTTATTGACGCTTTTATTTACAAAGTTATTAACAATTACTATGTTAATAGAGAAGTTATATTGTTATTAACAATACTATTATTATGAGTATAATATAAAACAAAGAAAGCTTTGTAGAGTCCTTTAGCTGCATTATAAGGGCATTAAAAGATTAATAGGTGTAGTACCCCCTAAAACTACTGCACAAGCAATAGAAGGCTTCTTACCTCGTTTTGCATAAGCCATAGCATAACTATCGTGATCTATTCCACACCCTACCTGCATACCGAATACTCTAAAGTTTTGACCTACATAGTGTTCTATATAAGTTTGAGTGTGTAAGTGTCCTTGAACTGTGTTCATCATATCTGCACGACATTTTGTCCTTGCTGTACCTGCTTCTCCGTGAATATACTGTACGCCATCTACAACTAATCTATCAACAAATTCCCAATTAGGAACTTCTAATACTTCTTTATAAGACTTAATCCATTTGCTTGGTATTAATGATGTTTGAGCTTTTCGCATAATCATTCTATCGTGATTACCAACAATAACAGTCGCTTCAGGAAAAGCCTTATACCATTTTGCTATCTTTTTAATAGCATATTCTAATTCTTGCTTACCTGTATATTCTGCTTCTATGTCTATCTCGTGAAAAGATGTGTAGTGATTGTCTATAATGTCACCAATAAATACTACATCTGTGCAATTCCAAGTGTCGTATTGTTCTTGACAAAATTCTAAATATCCATCTTTGCAAAATGGTTCGTGCAAGTCGCCAACAACTAGGATATTCCTAGTGTCAGCTTCTCGCATTTTTTTAAGTGCCACTATTTCGTGTGGCTTTAATCTAAATCTATTTGTTAGACTTTCCAAAATCAGCTAAAGATTGTCCACCTAACATAGCAATTAAACTCCACCAAATGTTTGATACAGATTCTTCATCAACTCCTAAAGCGTTTGCTATTATAGGAACTACAATAGATGAAATTCCTAGCCATACTTTTTTAGAACTAAGTAATTGTGTGATAATGTAATTTTTCATTTTTATTTATTTTAATTAATATTCAAATTTATTTTTTTAATATAGCCAAATAACATTAGCGTCTTTTGAGTTATCAACATCACAATGTATAAATCCTTTAGCTATTCCAAATCTTGTTATTCCTACTTCCATTAAAGCATTTAATATAATATATCTTTCCCTACTTCCGTTATAACCTATGTCTGCTGCTAGTCCTTTTTTATGACTGCTGCCTATTCTAGCTTTAAGCACATTGTCATTATGGTTTGCAGTACGATAGCCACTATTTATTTTAAAGGGAATACCTGCATTATGTCTAGCATAGTCTAGCTTTTCTAAAAACTTGCTATCCATCTTTTTGCCTGAGCCTACTTCGTCAGGACTGTCAAACTCTGAAAGTTTAAAATATTTTAAGTCCAAATCTTTATGAGTGAATTGTGTAAACCTTAACTCCTTTAACTTCTTGAACAAATCTTTTATCCACTTTAATATCTTCTTTAATTTTTTTAAAGTATTTAGGATTTTTAGAATTAAGCTTGTGCTTTTTATTAGTAGGTACGTCCATATCATCTATTCTTTTTATTATACCACCATTTATCAACAGTATAAACTATTGAAACAATTAACAGTAATATCTTTAATAAGACTTCTAAATTAGTAAAGGTTGTTATACTTAGGATCGTTGCATTGACTCCTATCACTTCTCCTACTTCCTTTGTTAGTTGTTGTAGTGGCATTTTTTAAATATGATTTAAGTTTAGTTATATTTATTGTCTTTGGCTTGTAGTGTTTCTTCATTATTCTCCTGCTGTTAAAAAGTTTCTTAATGTTAATTTAGTTCCTTGTCCGTTAGGTCTTTCAAGGTTCATTCCATTGTAGTATGCGTTTCGATCTGGGCTTACATCAGCACCAGAGTTTGTAGAATACTCAGGAAAGCTAGTTAAATTATTAGTCACATACTCAATCATTCTTTCTGTAAAATATTCAGCATTATTCCTAACTTCTTCCCTAAGATGTTGTGCTTCTTCTGTACTAAGTGCTGTTCCTGTTTCTGATGTCTTAGAGTAGATGTTTCCATTTTCTACTTTAAAACGTAAATAAGGTATGCAC